CATCAAACCAAGTGGCGACTTTGCCCCAAATAGCCACAATGTCATCCCAAAGGTTCACAAAGAAGCCTTTCACCGACTCCCATAATCCTTTGAAGAACGCTACTACCGGTTGGATGACGTTCTCATCAAACCAGCCAGCGACTACACCAAAAATTTCCTTGATAGACTCCCATAACCCGACCAAAAACGCTTTGATCTCATCCCAGTATTTGTAAATTGCCAACGCGATCCCGATCACTGCTGCAACAACTAAGGCAGGCCAACCGAGCAACATGGCCAATGCCACTCCAATCGCCACAATCGCAGCTTCGAGTAACCAGAATGTCTGAGTAGATAGTTCCCCTTGTTTTACCCAGTCCATAATGCCAATAACCAGCATGGCAATTCCACCAATCAACAATACGATTGCAGACACCGTCCAACTGGCAACAGCCATAAAGCCAACAAATATGAGCGTCAATCCGCCCACCATAAGTATGAGATTGTCCCAGTCAACACCGTTTTCCAGTGCGTCAAATGCGCCGCGCACAAACATAACAACACCCGCGGCAATTATCATCACACCGATTGTTTTAGTCAGATCCAGCCCAAAAAGTCTGCTGATTCCCCATGCGAGCAATCCAATGCCAATTGCTTCGACTAAGCCTTGAATCAATACCAGGTGATTACGAATTTTATCCAGCCAGGGTGTGTCAGTGTTTGGAGGTTCAATCGGTGGAATTAAGCTGCCGCCCCCACCGCCACCTTCACCAGGACCACCGCCGCCTTCTTCAGGGGGATTGAGCACATTTAACTTATCGAATGCAGCAAGAGAACCTTTTGCAGCTTTATTTGCGTCCTCAAGATTGTCAGCCATCTCACCAGTCGCATCAGCTGCATCTTGAGCACCGCTCGCAGTATCAGCCATGCTGACATTGGTTCCATAGAGCAGGTTCATTACTTGCCCGACAATGTTGAACAACCTCGTAAACCAGTTGATCACGTTGGTTAGGATCGGGATAATCTGATTCAATATCGGGATGACTGCATTGCCAACGGCAACCCGCAAGTTGTAAAATGCTGTCGAAAGTTGTGAGATCCTACCTGCGTATGTATTTGCATACTTAGCCGCAGCACCTGCAAAAATACCACCCTCCGCCATGACTCCGTTATAAATTGCCTGATTCTTTTGGGCGCGTGTGAGATTGTTTGCAGTCGTACCAATGGACCTGGCATAGTCATCGTACATTTTTGCCAGATTCTTCTGGATCCCGGCGCTGTCAGATAATACTGAGTTTTCCATCCTGAAACCCTGGGTAGTTTTTTCGATCGCCTCACCCATTGTGTATTGACCTTGACGCCCAAATGCAGCTGAATCCTTCAGCACCTTCATCATGTCTTCAATCTGATCAGCACTGAAGCCGGTCATGACCATATTCTGATACGCCTTGATCGCGTCTGTCAGTGGGACCAACCCATCAGAAACGTAATCTTCCAGGAAGCCTTTTGCCTCAGTAAGAGAACGATTGTTCGCATTCAAAACAAAACCAAGCCCGGTCCATGCGGATTCAGATTTTGCCGCCGCTTCCACCGAGGCTTTTGAGAAATTGACGATCGCATGAATGCTGAACCCAACACCAACTGCAAGAGCCAGTTTGCCCAACATGCCACTGACTTTAGTCAACCCCGTATTGATACCAGCTGCATCCAGTCTCGTCTTGATTCTGACTTCACCAGCGTAAGTTGTCACATTCCACCTTCCTTACTCAGTAAGTCGAATAGATCAACGTTCTCACTGTCTGCTTCAGTGAGCGCGTCTTCAGGGTCCGTAACAATAAAGGCATCCCCGAGCTTAAGAGCATATTGCCGCTCCTCTTTGCTTGCTTCCCCACTGTTCACGCGTCGGCGTAGGTTTACAAGGTTACAAAAGCCCGTATCCGCGCCCAGATCCTGGAATAGTGCCAAAAATTGCCACCAGTGAAGGTCGACCTTTTGCAGATCAATCCCGTGCGTTTGACGAAACGCGGCATAAATCAATGCTGAGTCTTTTTCAAACGAATACAACCTTGTATTGTCTGCAAACGGATTTTCTTCTTCCGGTGGCTCTTTCCCGCCATCCAGAAACTTCACCGCGAGTTTTATCGCCGTTTCTACATCGTCTGGGATTGTCTCTCCGTAAATGCGTCTCAGTAAAAGGATGCATTTCTCTTCATCCGTGAGCTCGCTGCTTTCCATATCAAGAATGCAACCAAGCCCGGTACGAAAGTCGGAATTAACCGCATATTCAACGCCGTTGATTTCGATTGCCTCGGGGAGATCGTCAAGAAGAATGTTCATGAACCTACTTCATTACCTTTTTCTTAGCAACACTTTTACTGAGCCGGTCATCAATCTTTTTGGCACCCACTGCTTCAAACTTGCTGGTTGCAAACTCTAAGAACGTTCCCATGGCATCGAAGTCAAAACCATCAACGAATAGCTTCTTGCTGGTCCCTTCACCAAACGCCGTGTCGATCTCAGTAGTAAAGAAATCTGCGAGCTCGATCATCAGGTCTTTGGCAGCAACATCCTTCAATGGCAAACCTAATTCGTCTTCGCCGTCAAATGTCTCAATCTCAGCAATGCGCTGTTTCATTTCGATTTCTTTACGCTTCACAACTTTCCCTAAGTCGTAAATCCGTCCACGCAAGTGCACATCTTCCGGGTTGAAGGTGATAATGCGTTCCGGATCATCATCAATCATGACCTCAACGCGCTTTGTTTTTAGCCGTAATGATTCCATACCGTTGGTACCTTTCTGCCCCCGGTTGTTCCAGGGGCATTAGTAAGTGGTAGATTAGGTTGCAGCGAATGTCTTGGCAACGGGTTCAAAAGTGCCCAACACAGGATCACCGGCGTCGTAGATCGTATACTTGATCTTTGCAGTGGTCGCGCCCTCACCACCGATACTTTCGATACCGATGTTGACGGGAACTTTCTCGGCAGGCCATACTTCCGGGGTACCAGTGGGGGTTTTGTATGCCCACACATTCACCAGTTCGGTTTTCAAACCGTCGAGCACCGCCATGTTGATCCGCAGATTGTCGATGAAATCAAACACGGGATCTCCGGGATAAACCACACCTTCAATGGCAAGTGATCGCGCATAACCGGTGATCTCTGTGATCTTGGTATCCATGGTGATGTCCGCGGTCTCTTCCGTTTGCGGGTTGTATGCAATTTCACCCGTGCTTACCGCGTTACCAAGTCGACTCCAGACAGGCGCGGCAATTGTGCCGGTGTTCAAATAGTGCTGGATAGTTGATCGTTTTGCTTTAGTTGCAGTCATTGTTATTCCTCACATTTCATAAACTAACTTACAGAGGATCTGAAATACCCCTGTTTTTTCAGCGCGCTCGATGATCGTTGCTGTATCAAGCGCTTCAATTGAGATAGCAGTTTTGCCAGTATCTAACGTTGGCAAGTTGCCCGATTCCGTTTGTTCATCCAACCAGTCAGCAAATGCTTCGTAAAATTCAGCCGCCAGAAGCGCGCTGTTATCTGCGATCACCTCTACCGCGCCAAATCCAAAGGGATAGCTGACAGTCTTGTTTCCAATAATGTCTTCTTCCACCTGTTTACCAGGTACCAGAAAGACGGTATAACTCAGCGGTTCTTCACCCAGCATTTCCACCCACACGGGGCGATTGTCTTCGAGGCTCTGATAGCTCAGTAAAAAGTCCTGAACGGCTTTTATGTCGCTCATAAGCCCCTCACGATGAATGCTTTCGTGCTTGCTTTGATCCGTTCACCATTTACAGCCCATGAACGATCAAACCAGTAAGGTCCGCCGTTGGGGTTGATATTCTGGGTTGTCTTCCGATTCGTCAGGTGATATTGCCTCCATGCATATGGCGCGATCCAGGCGACCTCGCCAGTGCCGGCTTCAGTGCCCAAAATTCCGGACTTCACCAACATAGAGGTAACAACTGGTGCAAACTTATTGGAGGTCCGCAATACCTCACTGTCCATAAACACTTGCGCGCGGTTGTGATTTTGATTTAGCATCGGCGCAAATTCAGGGTTCCATTTCAGCTCAGTAGTTACCTGTCCACTCTTTGTGACTTTATGCTTGATAAACCCTCGGGGCGTTTCAATAAATGCGATCCCAGCCATTATGCGCCTCCAATCTGGATGTGCTTCATCGATACCGCGCCATAGTCTTTTAAATCCACTGATGTAACCTTCACTGCATCATATTTCTTGATCAACGCAGTAATGGGGAAATTCGTGGTTATTTCATCTTTCACAATTCCCTTCACCAGGTAATCACCAGTCTTTATACTGAGCGCCTCACGTTCGGATCCGTCACTCAGTAAAGAAGGTACCCAGATGTTTGCCTTATCGGCACCCAGATTCCCCGACTTGATGACGTTGGTCGCCTTGCTTGCTTGCCACATGACCTCATTAATTTCGTGTCGTGTGTAGGTCTGGGCGTTGTTCACAAGACGACCTTCGTACCAAGTTAAAGAATGCGGAGCGTACATATCACCAAACCCCTGGATACATCAAACCAGTGTGGCCAAGATACATCTCAACAGCTGATTGCACCGCTTGAGCTTCGTGTGAGCGCAGTTCTTCACTTCCTCGATATTGCACCGAGTGATCACCCACTTTTTCGCTTTGAATGCCTAAATTCGCTTGACTTACTGAGCATTCCTTCATTACATCAGCGACCGCCATCGTTGCCCGTTTGATACGGTCAATGAACGGCAAATTCGTGCCCGCTGTGATGATTGCCTCCGCCCTTTCGAGCGTGAGGTGATCCACCTGGTAACTCGCGCGCGTGGCATATCCGTCGAATTCAGAAGCAGAGATGGACGTACCACCGTTACCTGTGTAATAGAGATAGTCGATAAATGCGTCCATCCT